AGTAACACCTTCCGTCAGGTTATTGGTGAGACTGATAAAGAGTTTGATTGCCGTCTCGCTGTTGAGAACTTCAAAGTGATTGCCGATTCTTATAAGATCGTCTTGTCACAAAAGAAGTTTATGTTCCTTGAAAATGAATCAGGGACTATGAAATACTGGCTGGCTCTCGAGCCAAACTCTGTAATTTAAGGAGACACCATGCCTTTATTTCCACACCGCATTCCAAATGTGGTACACCACGTCCGTGTTCGAGATGAATCCGTTGGTGGTGATAATCCTTTCGCATGGGAAATGCAATTATCCCATGAGATTGTAGGTCGAGAGAAGTGTGTTATCTTCGCACTTCCTGGAGCCTTCACTCCCACTTGTTCTACATTCCAGCTTCCTGATTTCGAGGAGTTATATCCTCGGTTTCAGAAGGCAGGTGTTGAAAACATCTTCTGTGTATCTGTAAACGATACCTTTGTGATGAATAAGTGGGCAGAAGATCAAGGACTTGAACACGTCAAAGTAATCCCAGATGGATCTGGTAAGTTTACTTCTTCCATGGGAATGGATGTTTACAAGGACAACCTTGGCTTCGGTATTCGTTCATGGCGTTATGCTATGATTGTGAAGAACTTTGAGATCGAACAGACGTTCGTTGAACGAGGTTTTACAAACAATGCTTTGGACGACCCATATGGTGTATCTTCTCCGCAGAATATCCTTGCCTTTTTGGAAGGAAGGGAGTATGATACAGGTGGTGAAGCGTTACAGTTGAACCTATCAGATGGTATAGGTTCTGAAGATAAAATTGGATAGGAGTATTATATGATGAAGCAAGACGAATTTCTTTGGGTTGAAAAATACCGCCCACAAACACTGGAGGAATGTATTCTTCCCTCCTCTCTCTTGGATACATTCCAACAGTTCGTGGAAGCTGGAGAGATTTCGAACTTGCTGTTATGTGGTACTGCTGGCACGGGCAAGACGACGGTCGCTCGTGCGTTGTGTAATGAATTAGGATGTGACTATATTATTATCAATGGCTCTGAGGAGTCTGGGATTGATGTTCTTCGGACAAAGATCAAAGACTTCGCCAGTACTATGTCCTTTGTGGGCAAGCCAAAAGTGGTTATTCTTGACGAAGCAGATTATCTGAATCCTAATTCAACACAACCTGCCTTGCGTGCATTCATTGAGGAGTTCTCATCAAACTGTCGGTTCATATTTACCTGTAACTTTAAGAACAGGATTATCGATCCGTTACACAGTCGAACCACGGTCGTGGATTTTAAACTCGATAAGACCAATCGCCAACAGATGGCGGCTCGCTTTATGAAGCGAATGGCTCGTATCCTCGACCAAGAAAATGTTGAGTATTCTGAAAAAGTCCTTGCTGAACTTTTGATGAAACATTTTCCTGATTATCGACGTGTCCTCAATGAATTGCAACGCTATAGTGTGTCTGGTAAAATTGACGAGGGAATCCTTTCTAACCTCGCTGAAGTAAATACCAAAGCACTGGTTGATAGTCTGCGTGACAAGGACTGGAAGAAAATGCGCCAATGGGTCGCCAACAATGTTGACGCAGACCCGCAAGGTGTTTATCGTAAGATCTACGATACGCTCTTGGACAAAGCAGCGCAAGTTCCACAACTTGTTCTTCTCATTGCAGACTATCAATACAAGGCAGCTTTTGTTGCCGACCAGGAAATTAATTTGACTGCTTGCCTCACGGAGATTATGGCGAATGTTGAACTTAGAAGTTGATATAAAAAATGCTACTGAAGCAACGGCTGAAATAGTCGGTGAAGCATTACTTGAAAATATAGTTGTCGTAATTAAAGACCAAAAAAACCTGACACCAGAAGATCAAGTCAGATTCTGTAAGATGATTGGTGAGGTTGAGAATTATCACGAACAAGAACACATCAAACATTTTACAAAACCAATTGCTGTTAACGAAAATGTTCTTCGGGTTACTGGGGCAAAAGACGAAGATGGTAAGGAAGGTCTGTTTGGACATGTATCCGAGTTAGACTGGCATGCCAATCAAACCTCAAATAAAAAAAGATGGCCACTCATTTGGTTGTATGCTGTTAAAGGTTCTGAGGGTTCTGTTACAAGCTGGTTGAATATGGCGAAGGTCTGGGAAGATCTACCAGAGCATATGAAAGAAACTGCAAAAACAAAAAAGATCTGGTGTGGTTATGAAAAAGGGCGAATAAGTGACAGCGAATATTTTTTCGACCATGTTGGTGAGGAGCCATTCGATATTTACCATAAGAATGATGCAGGCGTTGAGGGATTATATTTCCCGTTCTTGCAAATATTCAATGAGGAATATGATCCATTTTTTGACGAGTTAAAAGAATTTTGTTTAGACCCATTCTATCAATACCACCATCACTGGAAAGATGGCGACATTGTAATCAGCGAGCAGTGGTTATCGCTGCATAAGAGACATAAGTTTGCTGGAATGGAAAACAGATTACTGCACAGGATTGCATTCGATTACAGGAATATATTATGACACTTGAGGGTATGGGAGATCCAGTTGTACAGCTGGACGAAGAACAATTTAAAGTAAAGAAAAAGACAATCAGCCCATTTGATTTCGTCAATGCCATCCACCACACCAAAGCGGATATGATTGTTGACGACTGGTCTGAGAAACAATACAATGCGTTCATCATCAACAAGGCACTCAGCTATGGTGCTGACACGGTGATTGCTTGTAATGAAATGAACAGCCGACCTCATGTCGATAAGAAGGCACAGTTTGACTTCCTCCGTGGCGTTGTTCGACCCAAGAAACGATTTAACAAATGGTTGAAACCTATCAAGGAAGAAGACTTGGCTATCGTCAAAGAGTATTATGGGTACAATGACACCCATGCTCAGGGTGCGTTGAGAATCTTGACTGATCAGCAGTTGGAAGTTATAAGGAAAAAATTAGAAAGGGGTGGTCGATAACCAACCTTTCTGTTTGAATTTTGATTTCACGTTATCATATGAGTCCAGAAACATAACCTGAAATGTTATACTAGAACCATTGTAAACACCAAGCAAATGTTCTCTGAAAAAATTACCTGCATTATGTGGTTTTCTCATATTTAAAATCGCAGGAGATCTAAATACCTCATAATTGGCTTGGTGTATCAGGCTCTCTTTATTGAGATCGGTGTAGAAATTTGTTGGTCTGAAAAATGCATAGTCGGGAATGAGTGGAATAGATATATTTGTTATGTATCCCATTTTTGGATCCCTGTGTATTGCAATACATTCTTCGTCATTTCTTGACCCAAGGAATCTCCAACCATCCCCGTTGTATCTCTCAACAATGTTGTTGATTGTGTCAAGATACTTCTGCTTAAACTCTGGGATAGATTGTATCATGCTGGGTTCTGATATACCAGACCAATTTTTACTGGTGGTGTTTTCGTGAACTTTGGATATCTCAGCAATGAAATGTGGATCTGCAATTTCTTCATAACCACCACCATGTAATTGGTCACCGACTCTCGATATTTCATCACAAAGTTTTTTGAGAATGATTCTCTCCTCAGGAGAAAGCAGATCCTTACAGGGAAAAAAGTATTGGTGAG